TAGTTTGAATAGTGTGTATTTACACAGAGGATTTAAAGATGCGGCCACTTGGATTTTTGAAGATATACAAAGAGATTATAGATTAGAAAAAACAGTTTATCTCACAGGCCACTCTCTAGGTGGTGCTGTGGCACAAATAATAGGACTATGGTTGCACAATGCTGGATACCATGTTCAAATTTATTCTTTCGGTTCTCCCAAAGTCTCTACATCCTTTTTTGGAAATAGACCGATTCATTACAGGGTGCTTGTTCGGAATGATCCTGTGCCTTTTGTGCCTCCTTATCCTTTTCTTCATTCCGGCATTTCGATAGATGCAAAGACTTTGGATTGGGAAGAAGGTGGTGAAGCAAATAGAGATTCTTTTAGTGAAATAGATGGAAGAGATCATTCAATAGTTTATTATACAAGAATTTTGAAAGGACATATAAAATGAGTACAGAAGTGAGAATTTTTAAATTAACTACTGGTGAAGAGATTATAGCTCGTGCAGAACAAGAACAAGACAAAATAATTCTCAATAAACCAATGACGTTTCAAGCTGTTCCTACTCAAGTTCAAGGAGCAATGGGAATGGCGATGGTGCCTTGGATAATTTCTGCGAAAGGTGATTTTATAGAAATTTCTTTGTCACATATTGTAGTTGAAACAGAACCAAAACCAGATTTAGAAAAAAAATATCTTTCTCAAATATCTGGAATAACTTTATAATGTATAAACCTCTACCAGAGATGGTAACAATCAAAGAGTCTTCCATTGGGGGTTTGGGACTTTTTGCAACCGAAGATATTTCTGAAAATACTTTAATAGGAAGAATTCACGTTCCTAATGAGAAAGAAGAAAATGGGTATTTTAGAACTCCACTTGGTGGTTTTGGGAATCATTCCGATAACCCTAATTGCACTAAGCTTCTGATGGATGATGGTTCGTGGTGGATTGTGGCGAACCAAAATATTATGGCTGGTGACGAAATTACTTGGCAATATTCTCTCTATAAAATATAAAATTCTCGATAGGTTCGGTAACTGAACTCATGACCAAAAACGATGCAGTAACCATGAGAAAATATTTTTGTGAGTGAGAGAGAAAAAAACTTGACATTCAGTTCTAGATTTGGTATAATATAAGTGAAGGTGAGAGAGGGGGTTCTTTCTCACCTATTTGAAACCTCTTATAGAGATTATTTGTTATGAGTGAACGAAGAAGAATGAAAAGAGAGTTGAGAAAAGTCAGTAAACGACTTATTATTGATTCTTATGGTAAACACGTTGCAGAAAAGATCAATATCATTGCTGCTGGTACTGGTGTAGGAAAGACCTATAACATTGCCAACGAATTGATTCCTTCTGATTTGAAAGCTGGAAAAGATAAGTTTTTGTTTCTAACAGTTTTTAAGGATAATGTGGAACAGGATGCTCGTGATTTGAAAAAAGCATTATTTCCTCATCAAATAGATGTGGTTAAGAATATTAATGATTTTCTTGATTCTGATATGTCCTGTTGTTTGGTTACAACATTGGCTGGTGCAGTCAATGGGGGAGTGAAAGAAGATGGTAAGGAAGATACAGATTTTGGAACGAATGGAAAACTCCTTACTGAATATCTTGCAAATCAAAATTTTGTTGTGTATTGGGATGAAGCACATTTTGGTGGTTCAAGTTCAAAATTTGCTGTTGCATGGAATGTAGGACATGGTGCTCAAGAAACTTACAAAGCGAGTTATTATAAGTTTGCTGAGGGTCTTGCAAAAATGTCTAATGGAAAAGTTACTGGTTTTACGGCGACTCCTTTGTTTGAACATCTTGGAGAATTGCCAGAAGGCATTCAATCTGATATGTATCATTTTCTTACTAAGAGAGAAGATTGGGCAACCATTTCAGAATTGACAGAAATAACAAGTCAGACCAGATTTATTAAGTCATATAATCCAGATAGAAATGGTTTTTGTGTTGGATTGGGTATGGCTCTTACTGATTTTTTGTCATTTTCTGAAAATTTGAAACTTTTGTCTGAACAAATTCGGGGATTTGAATCTGATTTGATATTGACTTCTAAACCAGTTATGCTTTTAAATGGTGGGGCTGTAAATCCAGACACTACAACATCATTGCCACTTAATGAGCAAATAGTAGAAACTGAAAATTCTCTAAGAGGTAAAGTTGACCCCGACCTTGAAATTTTTGGTAAAGCAACCGAAAATGGATATAAGGTTAAAAGTATTAATGGGAAATGGAGAACAATACGAAGTCATAAAGAATTTATTGAGAAAATGCTTGATGTTAATGATCCATTGCAGTTTGTTTTTCATTTAGAGAAATTCAAATTCGGACTCAATGTTGCGAATGTTACACATGAAGTTCATTCAAGAGAACGTAATCAAAAAGGTGAGATCAAAGTAACAGTTTCAATTCTTCAAATTTGGGGAAGGGCAGTTCGTACCTTTTTTGGAATTGACAAGACAATGTTTCCTGAGAACAAAATTCCTAATTATGTTTCTGATGCAATTGAGTGGTTGCTTGATAACTATTCAAAATCTGAGGTATTTGAAGAATTGAGAGAGTATATGATGTTGTGTAATAGTCATACTTTCTTTGTTCCCGATACTGAAACTTATAAAGCGGCAATTCCACAATGGAATGATCCTGAGATGCCTTATGCGGCAGAACTTCCTAGAAGTCAGTTTCATATCGATTCAAACGGAGTAAGTTTGACTTCATCGGTAAGTGATCAAGAACGTGATCTTGCTTATAAAAAGTATAAAGAAAAAGTTAGATTCTGTGAAGAACATCCAAATGGCAGTTGTAAAAGTGAAAATCGGAATAAATTTCCTGAATTGTCAGATGAGAAATTTGAAGAAGCATATTGGAAAGCTCTTCATGTAGATCATATCAACGGAAATAGAGAAGATATGAGAGAAGAAAATCTTATGACTGTATGTCCAACGTATCATCAAATTAAAACTTATGTTAATGGAGATCATTTGAAAAAATATGGTGCTAAATAGTAGTATGAGATACAAAAGATATACCTTAGCAGATTTAGAAAAATCTACATCCAGAAAACGATTTAATGTAGTTTCCTTCTTTGCAGGGGGTGGCGGATCTTCTTGTGGGTATAAACTTGCAGGGGGTGATGTACTTTGTGTGAATGAGTTCCAACAAGTTCATGCTGATACTTATTCTGCAAACTTTCCCAATACATCAGTTATAGTAGATGATATTAAGAATGTTACTGGAAAAACAATTCGGGAAAAAATAGGAGATGTTGAGATTGATATTCTTGATGGCTCTCCACCTTGTCCACCTTTTTCTATGTCTGGAACAAAACAAGAAGGGTGGGGCAAAGAAAAGATTGCATATGGAATGAAGCAACAAAATATTGAAGATCTTACATTTGAACAGATTCGCATAATGGGTGAATTGAAACCGAAAGTTGTAGTTTGTGAAAATGTAAAGGGTCTTACAATGGACTATGCTCGGGAACATTTTACAAGAATGATTTCTGAATTTGAAAGACAGGGTTACGTTACTGATTTTCAAGTTATGAACGCATGGCAGTTTGGTGTTCCTCAAAAAAGAGAAAGAGTTTTCATTGTAAGTATTCGACAAGATGTTGCAGATAAAATTGGAATCAACTTTTTGAATTTTAAGAGTATGGTTTTTCCTTTACCAAGCGATGAAAACAAACCACTTATTGAAGATGCAATTCGTGATATTCAAGATGATCCGAAAAATATCGCAGAAGGAAAAGAATTATGTGAGTCTATGAAGAAGGGTGCTAAATATAAGTGGTTACGGAGACTAGAAAAGAATCCAGAAAAGGTTGCATCTGTAGGTGACAATGTAGTTAAGCCTTGGTATTTAAAATTGATAGCACATAGGGAAAGAATGATTGAAAGAGTAGAAGGATATTCAAAACCTGTACCCGAAGCAAAGTTTTCTTTCTTTCAATCTCGCAGAGTGCCTTGGCATCAAGCATCACATACTCTTTCAGAACAAGGATTGAAAACAAGTCTTGCAGTACATTTGCATCCCTGTGAAGATAGAGTGTACACAACATACGAGGCTGCAAGGTTGATGACTTTACCAGATGATTACAAACAAACTGGTGATCTAAATGATCGACTTGCAAGAATCGGATTGATGGTTGCTCCGATGTGTATGAAACATCTTGCAGATTCAATTTACGAAAATGTACTGGAATCTTATGAAAGAAATTAAATTAAGAAAAGATTACGGAAACAATCAAACTAATGAATTATGGAATGGAAAATTTCTCACGGAAGATGCATACGAGCAAGTAGTTTCTCCTAAAGAAGATACTGTTATCTATAAGCCAGGTGCATCTCTTTATGATGATGTTCCTTTGGCATATGTGGTTTGTGATGCATATCCAGATACCAAAGTTCTCGATTGTCTCAAGACTATTGAAGAGACAACAACCATGAGAGCAAATTGTTCTGGCCCGATTGATCCAGAAGAAATGAAAGCAAAGGGAATCGAAGAATACAAATTGAGATCACCAAATTCTTATCATGTAAAAACGAAGTCTGGAAAGTGGGGAATGATTGCATACGCAAATGAAATTCATTCTGTCATGGCTGGATGGAAAAGGGGAAGGTTTACTGGTGGTATCGAAATGTCTGGATGGACAAAAGATAATCCAGACAAGATGGAAATTCTAAAAGATATTTCAGTTTACAATGAAGCTGCATTTGAAAAGATAGATCCAGAGAGATACAACTCTCAGAAAATATTTGCAGAGACTTCTATTTCATCAGAACATAGAGTAGGAATTGTTACTACTCTTTCTATAAATCGATATAGTGATTTAGGGTTAGGTTCAAAAGGAATGTCCGTACACGTAGACTCAGGTGATACAGAGGCAGGTATGACAACAATGTGTCATTTTCGTGATGGAGAATATGAAGGTGCGTATTTGACATTTCCAAGATACAAGATTGCAATAGATGCTCCTAACAATTCAGTTATTATTGCAGATAGTTTAGAATTGCATGGTGTGACTCCGATTAAAGGAGAAGGAACACGATACACTTGTGTTGCGTATTGTGATAGAAGATTGGCCACAAAGGGTCAATTAGGTAAAACTGTAAAGAAAATCGGAAAATATTCCGATGGTGCTAATCTTGAAAAATTTATATGAAACATTTTTACACAAACATAGAAGGATTTTTT